AATAGTTCGAAGCTCGATATCTCACTATTACTTATTTTTTTCAAATTAGGTCACAAAACCATACCGAAATATGAATAGTTTTTAAAAAGTTTTTCAATTCTTTTTTTAAACCTCTTTAATGTATAGTAACTCTTTAAATTTTTATGACTAAAATTGTGACTAAAATTGTGACTAACTAAAAAGGTCACAAAATCTATGATAAACTTCTATTATGAGTAAACAAAAAGATGAGTTAATATCTGGTTCAGAATTAGCAAGAAGATTACAAGTTGATCCATCATACATAAATAATAAAACGCGAAAAGCTAAACTAAAAGATGCAAAGTGTATGTTTGGTAAAAAGTTTTACTATATAAAATCATGCGACTTCTTAGGCAAAGATCCAAACGAACCGCATAAATCAAGACAATCAGAACTTCAAACAGATATAAAAGCCACAAAAAAACCATCCAAAAAAAAAGAAACTCCAAAAAGTAATGAGAACTGGACTGTTATCAAAGGCAAAGAGAACATACAAAAAGAGATTGATAAACTAAAGCCAAAAGATGAACACATTGAGGATGATGAAGACAATAATCAAAATTCAGAAAGTGAAGCAAAAGAACTGCTCGACCAAATACTAGAATCTGTAAAAGGTGGAAATAGTAGAGATAATAGAACAAAGCTAGATTCGCTTAGGTTAAAAGCTGGAGTATTAAGAGAATATTTCACAGCTAAAAATGAAGAAATCAAAAACCGAAAACTAGAAGATAATCTCTTTGAACGTGATGAGGTCATTAAAATACTTTCATTTGCTATGAACATGATAAGAAACTCTTTAATAGATTTACCAAATAACTATGCGGTGAGCTTAGAGGGTAGAAATCAAAAAGAGATTAAAGACCATGTAACAGACGATGTAAATAAGATACTTGAAGATTTACAGAATGTTGGAAATCAATTTGAATAAGGGATATCTATGAGTAACGGAAAAATAAAAAAGAAATTCAAGGGCTATTTATACAAAAGAGATTTTAAATCTTTAGGCGATTTAATGATTAAGTATAATTGGTTATCGTGGCTACTTCCTAAAGAGTTTAGTTATCTTTATGATTTACCAATAGGTGAGGGTTAATATGAAGTGCAATAGCTGTGTAAAGGGTTACGATGGAACTAATGGAAATGGATATCAACCATGCGGATGCGATAAGCTAAAAGATGAAGCAATCCCTAAGTCAACAGGTAAAAATTCAAAACCAGCATACACTACAATGGGAAAAATAAAAACAAATGCAGATAATAAAGATATTGTTTTTGATAATTTTGAAAAAGTAATGTTTATATATGGTGTAATATTTGGTAGCGGACTATCTTTTTTATGGCATTAAGATTATGATGATTTTAAATTATGTTTCACTTGGGATTTTTGATACTAAATCCCTAAAGGTAGGGTTTAAGTTTTGAGTGAAAATCTAACCGCCAAGCAACAATCGGTAATATCAGATATATTCAAAGAGCTAAAGCCTAAACCAAAAACTAATGCACTAGAATTTGCAAAAAAACATGGTTTTTTAAGTCCAGAGAGTTCAGCAGTTACAGGTCGATTTGTACCATTTGCATATCAAGAAGAACCTCTAAAAGCTATGAGTGATGATGATATCGAATTGATAGTATGGATGAAATCCACTCGTGTTGGATATACAAAGCTAGTTAATTTTAAAGTAGCTTATAATATAGCAGAAGATCCAGCAACAATACTCGTATTTCAACCAAACGATGGTAAAGCTAAAGATTGGGCTAAAGACGAATTAAAACCACTTATTAGAGATATGCCGATAGTTGGCGAAAAAATAATAAGAACTCGTGAAGATGATTTAACTATGAAAAAATCTTTTTTTGGTGGTTATATTTCAAGTCGTGGTGGTAAAGCAGTATCGAATTACGCAAGTGCTACAGCTCGTGATGTTGTATTTGATGAATACGATAGATTTCCAGATGATGTTGATGGTGAGGGTGATCCGTATGCTTTAGGTGTAAAGAGAATTGAATCGTATTGGAATGGTAAAGTTATAATAGGTTCAACTCCAAGAATTAAAGATCATTCAAAAACCGAAGCTAAATTCAATGAAACCGATAAGCGATATAGATATTTACCATGTCCACATTGTAATCATTATCAGATATTAGAATTTCCAAACTTAATAATTCCACAAGAATATCGAGAGGGTGTTAAGCATTGGAAAACTGAAGATACAAAACTTAAATGTATTAAATGTGAGGAACTAATCGATCATAAAAATAAAAAACAAATGGATTCAAAAGGTAGATGGCTACAAACTAAAGAGTTCTTTTGTTGTGATAACTGGCAAAAGCCAAAAGATAATGAACATTGGTATTACAATGAGGATGATAAAGAAGATAAAAAAAATGGCGAAGCTCTTTGTATTCATTGTGATTTAACAGCAGAGTATAATCGAAATGGTAGAAAAAAAAGAGGTTATCATATTTGGGCTGGATATTCTTTTCAACCAAATACTACATGGGTAAAAATTGCAGAAGCTTTTGTTGATGCACTCGGTAATGTTGAAAAAATGAAATCATTTAAAAATACATGGCTCGGTGAAACATTTGAAGAAAAAACAGTAAAACTAGAAAGTAATGACTTACTTGAAAAAGTAGAGGATTACGATAATGTTCCAGATGGTGCAAAAGTTGTTCTAATGACAGTTGATACACAAGATGATAGACTTGAATATTTGATAACTGCATGGTATAAGGGCGAAACTAGCTACAACATTAAAGCTGGTAAGATTATGGGTGATCCAATTAATCAGCACGTATGGGATGAGTTATTAAGAATACACGATACCCCATTATTTGAACAAGGTGGAAAGCAGCTAAAAATATATAAATCTTTTATTGATATGGCAGGTCACAAAACCGATGAAGTTAAAAAGTTTGTAAGAAAAAATAAAAGTAAATTTATGATGTTAAAGGGTGATTCACGCGAACAAAAAGAAAACGACTCACGACCAGTTGCATTAATGAAAAAATCAACAGTTGATGAATCTATAATTATGTGGGTTTCAACTTCAAAAGCTAAAGATATTATTTTTGAGAGATTGACATTAAATCAAAATGACGATGGATATATTCATCATAATGCTACTTTTGATGAAGAATGGTTTAATCAAATTACATCTGAAAAGAAAGTGTTTAAGAAAAATAAAAGAGGTTTTATTGAAGAAACTTATATTAAGCAAAGAGATAGAAATGAAGCGTTAGATTTACTTGTTTACCAACTTGCAGCGGTTAGATTATTGCAACAGCAGATAAAAGGATTTGATTTATCTATAAAAGAAGATAGCTAAAACTTTGACTTTTAAATAAAACTAAGTTATAATACTCACAACAGAGGATTCAAACACTCAACGTAATTATCTAGGACGGAATAACCTTATGGCAAAAACTGCATTAGAACTATTAGCAGAACGTAACGATGATGGACGTTCAGCATTAGAACTTGCACTAGATAATTATGAACTATGGTTCAAAGCTAATCAAGCCCTCTCACAAAATAAAGAATACGAAATAGCCAATGGGCAAAACTCCAAAAGAAAACTTACAAGAGCCGATGCAGATGAAGTTCAACAAAATCTTCTTTACTGGGAAAATGAAATATCAAGACTTCAAGGCACTTCAATAAACGCTCCAAAAATTAGAACAATATATACATCTGGTATACCATCATGACGATTATAGATAAAGCAATCGGATATTTTAATCCTAAATATGCTTATGAATCTGCACAATATAGACAAGCTTTATCTCTTTTAGGCAATGGCTCATATGATGGAGCTACTAGAACACCACATTATGAAGTTGATTTATGGGGTAGTACAGAAGATGAAGATTTACAAGATTTAGATACATTAAGAAACACATCAAGAAGAAAGTTTAAAAACAATGGATTTTATCAAGGTGTTATCGAAGCTGCAACAGATCACACTATCGGAAGTGGACTAAGAGCTAAATCAACAGTTCAAACAAGAGCTATACCAGGACTAAGTGAAGATAAAGCAAAAGAGATTGAAAAAACACTAGATGATTATTTTAATTCGTGGGCTGATTCTACAATATCGGACGTAACTGCAAAAGATAACTTTTACCAGATACAAAGATTAGCATATCAAATATATAAAAAAGATGGAGATAGTTTTTCATCGTTACCACTTACAAAAATAGGCAATATAAAAGTTATACAAATCAGTTTAATTGCAGCAGAAAATATACAATCAAATAAAACCGATTATCCAAATGGTATCAAAGTTTCTAAACAAGGTATGCCACTATCTTATTCTATACTACAGGATGATAATACATATAAAGAATTTTCAGCATTTAAAAGCGGTAAAAGAAACATATTGCATATTTTTAATCGTAAAAGAGCGAAAATATCAAGAGGTGTGCCATTTCTAAGTCCAGTTATGCGTGACGTGGATGCAATAGACCAATATATGAAATACGAATTAACAGCAGCTAAATTAGCAGCTATCTTTTTTGGTTCTATTACTACACAAGCTAAAGAAGATGTATTTGGTGAAGATATTGATTTAGCAACTGGAGAGCAAAAACAAACTGTAAAGAATACAGTTAAAGAAAATTCAATAACTCAACTTGCAACTGGGGATGAATTAAAGATACATCAACAAGGTCGCGATAATCCAAATTACGATAAATTTATAATGACTTCACTTCAAAAAGTATCTACTCAAACAAGAATACCACTTGAAATAATATTAGCTCAATTTGTATCTAGCTATTCAGCTAGTCGTGCAGCTATGTTGCAGATGATGAAATTCGTTAAGCCAGAAAGAAGTCTTTTTGTAAACTCTTTTTGTAAACCAACACGCGATCAAGTTATAACATGGGGTATATTGCAAGGTGATATCGTTATTCCAGATTTCTTTGAATATAGAAGTGCATATTTAAAAGCTATTTGGATAGGTGATCCAATGGGTTCAGTTGATCCAATGAAAGATGTAAATGCAAAAGTTAAAGCAATAGACAATAATCTATGTACTTATGAACTAGCAACGTCTGATTTAGGTTATGGCGATTTTGAAACTAATGTGGATATATTGTCAAAAGAAAAAGAGTTATTGTTAGATAAAAAATTAATAACAGAGGAGAGTGAAATAGATGGATAAGTTTAATGCAAGTGATATGATAGGTAGTTTTAAGTTTAATGTTGCTGGTGTAGATTTAGAAAAACATAGAATACCAGTTATATTGTCAGATGAAACAGAGGTAGTTCGATATAGCTGGAGTGATGGAAAATATTTTTTAACTCTAAAGCATGGCGCAGATAATGTAGATTTATCTCGTAAGGATATTTTATCTCTATTCGTAAATCATAACACTTATGAATTGCCAATAGGTAAGTTTGAAGATGTAAGATTAGAAGACAATAAGCTTAAGGCATGGGCAGTTTTTGATAACGAAGATGATAAATCTATGAAAATATTTAGAAAACTAGCTAAAGGTTTTCTTCAATCTTTTAGTGTTGGTATAAATGTAATTGATAAAGTCTTAGTTAAAGAAGAAGATGGAGTAAAATACTACGATGTTACTTCATGGTCAATTGATGAAGCTAGTGTTGTAGGTATTCCAGCAATACCAACTGCAAAAGTTGGATTGAAAAAAGATGAAGATGAAAACAACGGAGTAAACCGTGCAGAAGTTGAAGCTTTGGCGAAAAATCAAAATTTAACACAAGGTAATGTAATGACTGAAAAAGAATTACAGGCTTTAAAAGATGGACATGCCGAAGCTTTAACAAAGGCAACGACAGATGCAACAGCTTCTGGAGCAACATCAGAGAAAGAAAGATGTAGTGCTATTATTGCACTTGGTGGTAATGCAGATTTTACAAAGAAATCAATTGATGAAAACTTATCAGTTGGAGATGCAGCAATTGCACTTCTTAAAGAAAATGCAGAGAATATTCAAAGTAAAAAAACTAACTTTGAAAAAGCAGCTAATGAGGTTAATGAAAATAATGAATCTCAAGATAGTGGTGATGATTTATCAGATGAGCAATTAGCTCAAAAAGAAGCTGATGAAGCTTTATCAAATTATGGAGGTAAAAAATAATGGCAGTTCGTACAGTATCACATGATAATCTTGTAAAAGAGATTGATGAAAACGTAGGAATTACTCTACTTGCTGGTGTAGCATATACACAAGGTATGGTAGTAGTTAAACAAGATACAGGTAAATATACAAATGCGGATATCGTACTTAGTGGAGCTATAGCAGCTACACCACAAATGAGCTATGATGAGCAAAAAATATATGTATTAGCTGATGATTACGATGCAACAGCAGCGGATATGGCAGGTATCGGATATACTGGTGAGTTTAACTCAAACAATGTAACACTTCCAGGCACACAAACTTTAACTGATGTAGATGGTATTCTACAAGCTAAAGGTATTAATTTAAGAGATTGGAGCAAATAATGAGTACACTATTATTTACAGACCTTAGTCGCACAATGTCGGGTTCGCTTATGAAAGCAGCACCTCGTCCTACTATGTTTATGCAGTTTTTCAGAAACGTAGAAAATCAAGATAACGAAATTGTTGAGCTTGATAAAAAATATAGTGGTGTTCGTGTAGCGCAATTCGTAAACCCAGATGCAGTTGCAGATGGTAGCGAAAAATTATCATTTGATAACTACACTTTTAAACTTCCAACTGTTCAAGATTCAGTTCCTTTAACAGCTAAAGAGCTTAAAAGACGTCTATTTAGTGAAAATGTTTATGCGCAAACTACACCAGCTGCAAAAGCTGCTATTCTAGTTGCAGATGTTCAATCAGAGCAAATGGATAAAGTAGATAATGCAATGGAGCTTATGGCTATAGATGCTTGTTTTAACGGTCAAATTTCAGTAGTTGGTAAGGGTGAAAATCGTGTTATTGATTTTAATCGTAACGCTGCAAACACTATTGATTTAGGTGCAGGTAACTATTGGGATGAGGCTGGTGGATTACCAGAAGATGATATCGAAGACTTTATCGATTTAATCGGTCAAGATGGATCGAATGCTACTCATATCATAGGTCGTTTAGCAACTATTCGTGTAATGGTTAAAAAGCTTCAAACTAATGATGATTTTGACTCTCGTAGAATTGATAGAGGTGATTTAGTATTTGAATCTTTTGCTGATATTAATGGTGCTATTTTTTATGGTACTTATAAAGGATTAGAGATTTGGGGATTTGATGGTAACTATGAAGATACAGATGGAGTAGCTCAAAAAGCAGTCCCAGCTAAAAAAGTAGTTGTTCTTTCAGCGGTTAATGCAAATGTTGATATTGCTGGTTATGCACCAGATTTAGATATCGAAACTCCAGATCTTAGTGGAAATACTAGAGCGGTTAAAAACAATCGTAACTTTATCTCTAAAGTAACTAAAGAGAAAAAAGTTTTAGATATGGAAGCAATCCAAACACGCGCACCAATGTTAATAGATGCAAACTCTACTATCGTTGCAACTGTTCTGGTGTAAGGGGTAACTAATGCCAAAAGTAACACTAAATAAAACAACTAAAATTGAAGGCAAGGGATTAGTCCTTGCTGGTATTGAAGTTGAAGTAGATGATAAACAAAAAAAAGCACTTGATAAGGGTGGTTTTTTAGGTGAAGTTAAAAAAGATTTATCACCATCGAATGATAAAGAGATTCAATCACTCATTAAAGAAAATGAAAATCTTAAAGCTCAATTAGAAAGTGGTGATAATGCTGAACTGCATGAAGAACTTAAAACTGTAAAAGCTGAAAATGATGAATTAAGAAAAGATATCAAAAGTTTAGCTGGTGATAAAGAAGAAAACAAAAGTCTTCTTAATAAATGGTTTAAATAGTAATGGTAAAAAGTTTTAATGATATATTGGAATCTGATCATTTAAATATGATAAGTTCTAATGAGTTCGGTGTACTTTGTTTAAATACAAGAACCGCTGAAACTTTTAATATCATTAAAACAGATGCTTTTATTTTAGTCACAGAAGAGGGTTTACCTATCATTGAGGATAAACCCATGTTTAACACTTCTTTGAAAATGATAGATAGTGGTGGACTTTTAATCTCTACCGATATCAAACAAAATGATACTCTTACGATAGAATCTAAAAGTTTTATTGTAAGAGATGTTCGTAAAGATGGAATAGGTGGCATTGACATCTATCTAAAGGATTAAGTTTTGGCTTATAAAAAAACACTAATTAGACAATATTTTGAAACGCTTTTAAAAGCAAGTGTTGCAAGTGTTGATAGTCGTGTTTATAGTGGTAGAATTAATCCTAAAGAAGATGAAAATTATCCATATCTTACTGTTTTTACAAAAGATGAAAATGTAGTGGAGCAATTTACTACACATACATCAAGAGAATTAGAGTTACATATTGGTGTTATTGTCAAAGATAATACAATTGCAGGTGGTGACTTTTACGAAGTTATCGAAAATATTATGTTTGATGTTGAATCGGTTATGAGTCAAGTGCTAACAGTACAAGCTAAGAATCCAGCAGAGGATTTTTTTGCTTTACTTGATAGTGTTGTATTAGTTGGTTCTACAACTGAACATAATAATGATAGCGGAAGTGATATTGGTGGAGCGATGTTAATTTATAAAGTTGATTATGATTACAATCTTCCAATAGCACCACAAGCATTAAGTGATTTTGATGTTCAAGGC